CCAGTCTACAAACTGGTATGGGTATCCAGGCTTACGCGTGGCTACCCCCAACGCTTACAGTTCCGGTCCGGGTAAGCTGACCAAGACGCGTGAGGAAACTTACACGTATTGGTTTTCAGGTGCATACACGTATCATTATGCCGACGGTGATCGTGCTGTCGACAAGATGCGTGCTGCAGAACAGCGACTTGCTAAGCTGTTCGGAGTCAGGGTTACCCCTGAACTCCTCTGGGAGCTTACCCCATGGAGTTGGGCTGCTGACTGGTTTGCGAACACGGGAGATGTTATTCATAATCTCTCCGCATTCGGGAATGACAGCCTTGTGATGAGGTGGGGTTACATCATGTGCCACTATACATGCCGTGACACCTACCTGGCCGAGGGCGTTTCCCTTAAAGGAAATGCCTCCGGTCCCTTGACGCAGACCTTCGTCACTGATGTGAAGAAGCGAGTCAAGGCCACCCCTTACGGGTTTGGCCTGGATCCTGACGCATTCACACCGCGTCAGTGGGCCATCCTCGGTGCTCTCGGCATCAGCCGAGGCTCGAGGCTCCTGTGAACCTCCGGTCCCGATTTAATCGGGGTCGTAGTGACAGCATCGATGATGTTTCTATCGGTTCTGCCACAGAGTTGGCATCTCTTGGATGTCTTCTCTGGTTCATGGGTGCCGGGGTCGTGGGACTATCAGCTACGCTGTTAGCCTCATGTATGCCGGAATCCGTTCCAGGCTCGGAATCACATCCAGTGATTTCCGAGATCAACCCATCACTGCTGGAGTCATGCCTTGTTCACCGATCCCCAGTCCCTGACTGTCAACGCTGTCGCTAACTCGCTTCCGCGAGTTACGACGAACCAGAATGGCGCCGTCTATTCTAAGGACGACGGCAATCTGAAGCTGACCATCTCTTCCGCTTACGGAAAGCGGACGCGACGGACGGCTCGCGTTGACTTCCGGAAGACTGCTGCCGATCCTCTGTACCCGGCCCAGAACGCTCCGTATTCGATGAGTGCTTACATCGTTGCGGACGTTCCGGTCACTGGGTTCACGATCGTGGAGCAGAAGCAGATCGTCGACGCCCTTGTGGCGTGGCTTTCTGCGACTTCCGGTGCGAACACCACCAAGATGCTTGGTGGTGAGTCGTAAACCACACCTGAGAAGGTGAGGTAGGGGTCTGGCCTCTGGGAGATTCCCAGGGGGTGACCAATCAGGTCGTCACAACAAGGCTATGGATGACTCAGCCCTCCCGTTAAGGAAGGCGGGCCATGAAAAGCCTGATGTGTCTCCTGCAGGAGGTGCTCCTTGATCGGGGCACCTGGTGTGGCGTAAGCACCGCTCGTGATTTTAAAGAAATCACGAGTCGTGTCGA